TGTAGGTTTGGGTTAGATGACGAAAATCGCCCGGTTACAGTCCCACCGTCATCGGATCGAAGCTGATGGAACTCGCAATGGATACGACCGTTGTGCTCATGCTTCATGATCGTCTCAATGAACGTACTCTCTGCCTTGTCAAATTCGCGTAGCTTGACGATCTTTTGTGCCGTCGGGTGGGGATGGGCATTGAGATACTGTTTGGTGAATGAGGGGGCACCTGCGTCAGTCTTAGGGTATGGTAGGTTCAACTCCTCGAACACTGCGGCTACTGAAGCCGCTGCCCATGGCTCAATCTTGATCTGTGTTTCCCCAAAGATCTCGTCTTTGATTGTCTGTGTTCTTTTCTTCAACGCAGTTCTTGCTTGCTCTGCTTTGTCGAGATCAACTCGGACTCCAAGTTCTCGCATATCACACATCATCGGGATCAAACCTGTCTCCAGTTTCCAGATGTTCCAAAGATCCTGTTTATCCAGTTCAATCTTCAGTCGTTCCCAGAGACGCAGAGTCATACCCGCATCCTGTTCTGCATACTGTCCTACAAACTCAGGCGGTAACCTGTACATCTCAGCTTTGGGATCGAAGCCCCACTCCGCTGCGGCTACACGTAGAAGCTTTTCATTCTTACGTTCATCGAGGTAATCACGACCTAGATTATTCAGGCTGTATGACCAACGGTTTTCATCAACCACCGCCCCTGTAATCATGGTATCGATAATCCGCCCCTCAACCTTGACGCCCTCGGCACGTAACCAACCCAAGTCGTAGGTCGCATTGTGCATGATCTTGTCTATGTCGGGTGTTGCCATCTGTCTCTGTAGCCATTTGAGCGCGATCCTCGCGTCCATATTGTGACCGTTCTCATGGCGGATCGGAAAGTATCCCTGCCAATCTCCTGCGGCTACGGCTATGCCTACGATGTACCCATCTTTACGAACCCATCCTGGCCCTAACGTCTTCAGGTTTGGGTCACATGTTTCTAGATCGATTGCGATCTGTTTATATTTTGTAAGGTCAGGAAACTCTGATGGAATGTTCCATGACAGATCCTTGGCCTGTAAATTCATCTGCGCGGCAATGACACTATCCTTGCCAAAAAGATCACTTTGATTCATCTTCAAACTCTGCTCCCAATGCTGAATATCCGCACTTGTCGATCCACGAATCTTTGTGGTCGATGGTCTCTAACAATCGACAGGTCTTCACCCAGTCCATCATCAGAGCCACATGCTTTGCTGTTATTTTATTATGTGTTGTGAATGCGTCCTGTACTATTACATTCCAACCAGTTGCTATTCGGTCGAAGTTATCCTTCGCATCTCCATAGTCTTTTGCTCTGTTACCGTTGATCAGTTCTTTCGCTGTATCTAAATAATCGTTGCGTTTCATACTGCCTCCCATTTAAATTTTAGTTGCCCATATATTGGTTGCCACTTTCTCCCTGGACGGTTCTGCCATCCCTTGGGTTTCAGTTCTACTTCGCCAACCAGTTTCCATCCTGCTCCCTTCAGGCTCGAACCAGCTTCCGATTGTAAGGTGTACGTTATCATTCGTTTACCTCCCATCTGTTGCCAGATCCGCCAACACCTTCCGTATAGAAAGGAACAGGTATTCTTTGGTGCATCGTCCTGCACACATACCCTTACTACTTCCGCTGTAAATCCATCCATCATGCGCCTAGCTACTGGGTTACCTACAATAGCAACACCAACCAGACAGTCATCGTAACTTGCACCTATGGCAAACTTCCCACCTTGTGGTGGTTTATTGTGACGGTGAAAGTTTCCAACAAACTCACGAGCCTCACGTAGACTAATAGGCACAGGTATTAGTTTCATCCTGTGCACTCCCCATCGTCCGTCTGGCATAAGAAAGCTTCGTCATCAAAAATCCAATCCCCTTGTCTGCCTACAAACTCTCCCAGTTCTTTGTACGTGCGTACATCATGGAATGATCTGTCCTTTGTTTTTTCCCAGTTCTGCCACCACTTCATGCGGTCTGGATACTCACGCCACATAGCCGCTAGTGTCGCTTCGCTCTTCAAGAAACAACCGTCACAGTTCCCTGATCCTGGCGTGATCCTTAGATCAAACCCATGTTGTTTCCAGAAGAACATAACATTCTGCTTCGTGACCCCTGCATCTGCCAGTGGAAACCAGTTGTCCCACCGCTTGTCCTTGCTTGGTTTTACCCGCTTGGCTTCGTCTGCACGGATGCCAATGGTGTTTGTCCAGTGCTCCCACCCGATAGATAACAGATACCGACGCATAGTCTTGACCTTCAACTCCTGAGTGCAGGATCTACGGAATACATTTGGTAGCATGTTGAACGACAGGTACTTATCAAACGGCTCTCCCTCTCGCGCAGCGGAGTCCCAACTGACCGTCTGAAAGTGTGCCTTACCATTTTGATATCGGTTGGATGGTGCCCTCGAATACTCAAGCCATGTGATGTCTACGCCCCAGTTCTTTTCTATGTTGTGCACAAAGTCCAGTGTCCCTGGCATCTCACGCCCAGTGTTGGCAAACAAAACCTTCACGCGATCTGGTAGATTTCCGTTAGCCTCCAGTATCCTATGTAACATATACCCAGAGGTGCGACCACCACTGAAACTGATGAGAACATTTCCGTCGGGTAGTTTCATATCTCGTACCTGTACTTCTTGTCTGACTCTATAAGATACAGGTTTTGTTTGGCACGAGTCACCGCCACATAAAATATTCTGTCCTCATCTTCTGGATGTTTACCCTCTACACATGCTTTGGTAGATCCCAAGTATACCGCTACGTTGTCATCCTCACCACCCTTCATGGCATGGATCGTAGAAATCTTGATCCTTGGTTCTTTGTAAACGCTCTCGCCTTTTCTCTCAATAGATCTGATGTAAATCTTTTCCTGTTCCGATAATCGAATGACATCGAGAGGGGATGTATCTATGGGTGCCAACATCCCAAAGTCCTTGACCAGTTTGGCATGAGTCAACAGTTCGTCAGGCGCAGCGGCGTCTAATAGTTTGATAGATCCACGTTTAACAACTGCACCTTTTCCCATCTTTGGCACCATCTCATACAATCTTTTGACTCTCCCGACGTACGTGCCCTTCCCTGTGGTGATATCCTTCCACACAGACATCGCTTCCAGTTTCTTTTCAGGCACAGACCAGTGACCCTTGCGACTGTAGAAGTATCCCTCTTGCTCCAAGAACTCTGCTATATCGTTCACAAACGAGTTGGTTCGAGCCATGATCGTCCATGATCCCTGATGTAATGGCAGTGCCCATCGGTTCATGACCCTCGTAACTTTGCCCTCTTCCTGTCGGGGAAAGAACTCCTTCTCTAGTCTGCCCGGTATGCGGTGGGAGATACCTATAGCAAGCTCCCAGACGCTCCGTGGTAAGCGGTACGACTGATTGAGTACCTCAACCCTATCCGTGCAGTTAATGAAGTCATCGACGTCTACAGACGTCCAACGGTGGATAGCCTGATCATCATCCCCTGCAATCAACACCTCGTCCGCATGTTCGGACATCTTTCTTACCATCTTCCATTGTAAGGGTGTAAGATCCTGCGCCTCGTCAACAATCAAGAGATCCAGATTCGGCGGCTCCGCGATGTCTATGTACTTGGCAATCATGTCAGAGAAATCCACACGGTTGGTTTTGGACTTGTACTCAAGCAATTGCTTTTCAATCTGCACAAGCTTGGAAAAACTCAGGTCGTGATCCTCCTCGTAGTTGAACTCAAAGTCCAGGTCAGACATCCGATAGACCGACCGCATAATAATCTGTAGGTACTTGGCTCCCGATCCCTTCATGCTTGGCATGGCTACCCCATCGTGTACGGACGTAGAGTCTGCGCCATCGAAGTCTACGGCAAGCATCTCGCCTAATTTGGTAAAGTCTTGTTTGCTCATCACATCCTTTGGGGCCAGGCCCAACCCATGATACCCAGTTGCATGTAGAGTCTTGAAGTGTGGGAAGTCTTGCTTGGTAAGATTGAACTTGTCACAGGCTCTAGCAACAAACTCTCCTATCGCTTTGGTGGTAAAGGAGACCACACCAATTCGCGAAGGATGCACACCTTCTTCAAGCTTCGCCTGTACTCTTTCGATTAACGTATAAGTTTTGCCGCAACCTGGAGGTCCCAAGATCAGCGTAGCGTTATCAATCATCAGTACGGCGACCCTCTAGCCACTCGTCAATGTCCTGTCTGCTCCAACGGCTGGCAGATCTTCGGGCGTCTCCGTTACCAAACTTGTATGGTTTTGGAAAGTTTCCCTCGTTTACCCACTTATATATGGCGGACTCGGATACATCGAGCCAGTCAGCCACATCCTTGGCCTTCAAAAAATTAGAACGGTATTTCATTGTCCATCTCCTTTATAGGTATTGCTACCTCATCGTTCTCAAATGCCGGAACCCACCACACACGAACGGTGGATTTCTTTCCTTCGTCATTTACTATTGCTTTATGACCATGACACTCTTGGTCGTTGTTTAATTTCTTCAACTGCTCTTGGACCTGTGCCCTTGTAAAAGCAGTAAACCTACGATTGTATAAAAACTCCATCAGTCCTGCTAGGGTAAAAGACGTATACCCTTGATTATCTGTCCATGGTTTACCTTGTAACAATTCTTCTGGGTGTAATGCCCTAATACGACTCGTGCAGTATGCTTTGAGCAATGCTTTAAACTCCCCACTTACGGTTAATTCTTCTGGCACTTCCTGACTAGAACTTTCCGTCATTAACTTGTGGAGCAAAGCTTGCCATGCTCTAGGTTTTATGATTGGTGGCACCATCTGTGCTTGTTCCATGCAAGCCCTTTGAAACAGGCTTTGGGTCTGAAGCTGTTCCGTGTTCAGTTGTATTCTTTTTCCTGCCACTGTAAGAAAGTATAGCCTGGGTTCCGATAGTATCACCAGTAAGTTTCCTATCTCTGGAACCTCTGTTCCTGTATCCCCGATGCCAAACTTCATGGACATGCAAAGTTCTTTGTCACAGTAACTTCTAAATGGTTCCTGTTCGCACGTATAAAAATATTCCTTTTTATCTAAACTCTTCTGTAATGCTAGAACTTCTTTGGCATCAAGCGGTGGAGAAAACAACTGTTGGTTCATGGTTTCCATCTCAGCCTTCCAGTTGTCCCCGTGTTTCATCCGGCAATACACGCCAAGCATAAAGAGTTTCTTATTGCGCTCCTCGCCTGACGGACCATCACGAAACAAATGCTGAAGACATGGCGGAGCATCCGACAATAGTTTCCTCGGCTTGTTGTTCTTGGATCTCAATCCTTCTAGCTTGGAAACAGGGACTGTGTTCTTATGGATAGCTTTTATAAAGTCCTCAATCTCCATGGCCTCAACCTTTGAGTTGAAGCAGTATCTTTGTGGCAAGTCCGCATTGAAGTATGGCAAGTTAATGAAGTTTCCTACGTCACCTCTTTCCGCCAAGATAATATCCTGCTTCGGAAAGATCTCGCATCCACTGTGTCCCAGAGCAACTGCCATTTCCAACAGATACTCCCGCACAACTTTTGCCTGTTCGTACTCTTTGAGAAACAAATACAAATGTGCACCGCCTGACTTCGATCTGCAATGCAACAGCGGAAGCTTTAGTTTCTGTATCCGTTGCTGTAGTTCGTTGTGATCCAAGTCATAGATGTCTATGTCCAGTGCGCCCCACTTACATTTGTTTTCTTCATTGATCGGGATAGCCCCGACCCCCTGCTCACCATCAATGTGTCCTTGCATAATCTCAACTGTTAATGCTTGACGTACTATCCTACTGTCAGCATCGGCTTTACCATTTCTGCCAATCCGACCGACTGTAGTTGTACCATGTGCAACCTTCGAACCCTCGAAGGCCGCAAGCATTTCGTCTGCTAATGACATGCTTGGCTCCTGTTGGGTGAAAGACACGGTAAATCTTTTTGAAAAGATCTACCGTGTTAAAAGTTTAGAAGGGTACTTCGTCGTCTCCTACAGGATCAACTGGCTCTGGCTGTGCCTTAACCTCTCCTGATTGAATAGACTCCCTAAAAGCTTTTGCTTCCACCAACAGGTCGCGATTACTAACCAAGCTTTCTTTCGATACTTGATAGTTGAACCAATCACCCTTGTCGTTAGACTCTTCGGTAACAGATAGTTTCCACATTGTGGCGTACACAGCAGGAGTAACGAGTTGCTCCGTCTTTGGGTTCTTGATCTTTTGCATTGCGATCTGGGTCTTCCAACGACGGCTGACCTTCAACTGGCTAGACTTCATGTCTATCACAGCAGGTTGGAATGATCCGTCCTCTCCAACAATCAAGCAGTAATGCTGATCAGACTTCACCAGTTCGTTGCCATTGGACAGAACTTCTTTAGATCCATCCCGCTTTGCACCAGTAACCATGGGATCGTTAGCGGCTAGTTCACCTTGAAACCCACCACCCTGTTCTCTTGGAATGAACTCAAGATACTTGGTGGTCTGGTAGCACGGTATAACTACGATGCCGTTCGATCCTTCCCAGTATTGACCAGTGACGTTGTTAAAGATGTCACCCTGTGATGCGCCCTCAATGTGTTCGGCTTTGCCTTTCTTGAGTTGCGGTGACATGGGTTGCAAGATCCGAACAAACGGTATCTGCATCTCACTGCTATCGAATGATGCACCATCTCCGGCAGTCTCGAAGATGTCATCTAGCACATCGGTGCTTACGTCTGTGCTTTTTGCTTTTGCTACTGCGGTCGCCATTATGCTTTCCTCCTGATTTCAGCTGCGTTAGCGATGAATGCCCCGAACATATCGAGGTCGATTGGTTTACCATCAACTATACGTTCCTTAACAAACGCCTTGAGTGTAGATGGGTGAACGTGGGTCTTGGTCTTTGGATCAAAACCTTTCTCTTGCAGGATACCAACAACGTCTCCTGCTATATTGTCTTCGCCTTTACCAAACGAACAGGTGACATCGTTCTTTATAATGTCGTCCAATCCATTTTCCCGTAGCCATGCGAAGGCTTCTTCCTTGCGGTCTTGTGGAATAGAAGCATGTACAATCATCTTTCTAGATACAGACACACCGTCTACATCTAAGCGATCAACCCCCATCTCATCCATTAGTCCAGGAATGTTTTCAACTGACAGCCTATGCTTCTCAGCTTTCAAGGCTTTCAGGTTTAACTCTGCATCCTCGATGTCTTGCTCAATGCTGCGGAGTTGGCGAACAAGATCACTGAGTTGCTTTCCTGTTCCAGTATCGACACTGGCAAACTTGTCGCCCTCATCGATTAAGTCTTCAAATATATCCATAAGTGTTTCCTCTTCAGGGTTCGGTTGACAAACCATTTCGCCATCCGTATTATGGACTCTACTGGAGGTATGTGATGACTGTCAAGTACAATTTTAAAATGAAACCATTCAAGCATCAGGAGGATGCACTCAACAAAGCAGGGGCTGGGTCTCTATGGGACAAGATAGAGTTTGCACTATTTATGGAGATGGGTACAGGTAAATCGAAAGTCCTGCTCGATAATCTGGGAATGCTGTATTTAGCAAAACGTATTAAGTTCGCATTGATAATCGCACCGAAGGGTGTGTATCGGAACTGGGTAACCAAAGAAATACCAGAGCACATGTCCGATGATGTGCCACATCGAGTGATCCGATGGGTCGCTTCTCCCAACAAAAAGCAACAGGAAGAAATGCGATCAGTCAAAGATCCGTTTGATGGACTGACAATCTTTGTAATGAATGTCGAATCGTATTCAACACGCAAGGGCCAAGTTGCCGGAGAGTGGATGGCTGGTGCGCTTGGGCCTGTGGGATGTATCGCAATCGACGAATCAACTACTATTAAGAACCATAAGGCCAAGCGCACGAAGTCCCTACTCAAAATCGCAAAAGGTTTCAAGTACAAAAGATTACTAACAGGATCTCCCATTACAAAAAGTCCACTGGACATCTATGCACAGACGGAGTTCCTTCGCCCTGGTCTCATGGGTCATGAGTCTTTCTATTCATTTCAGGGTCGGTACGCTGTCGTTCAGCGTCGAACCATGGGTAGCCATGCTTTCCAACAGATCGTAGGATACAGAAACCTAGACGAACTGACAGATAAGATCGACTCATTCAGCTTCCGTGTACTCAAGAAGGATTGTTTGGATCTGCCAGACAAAATCTACACGGCTCGTTATGTTTCCCTTACCAGTGAACAGATGAAAATGTATCTGGATCTACAAAGACAAGCGATGTTGCTGTTCGAAGATGGGGAGATGGTGACTGCTCCGGCTGTCATTACACAGATGCTACGCATACAACAGGTTCTATCAGGACATCTGAAGACTGATGATGGTGAGATGAGATACTTTCCTTCACGTCGGATGGATGCATTGGAAGAGATCCTCGAAGAACACGACGGCAAAGCAATCATTTGGTCTCGGTTCAGATATGACATCATCCAGATAACAAACATGCTGAACAAAAAGTTTGGAGCGGGAAGTGCCGCTGCATACTACGGTGATACACCAGACGATGAGCGTAATGACATCGTAACTAATTTCCAAAATTCAAAAGACCTGAAGTTTTTTGTAGGGAATCCTGCGACCGCAGGGTACGGTCTGACTTTGACCGAAGCTGATCTCGTGATATACTATGCCAACGACTTCAACCTGGAGACACGCATACAATCAGAAGATCGTGCCCATCGTATCGGGCAAAAGAAAAACGTAACTTACATTGATCTCATATCCGAGGGCACCATTGACGAGAAGATAGTCGAAGCACTCAGAAACAAGATCGACATTGGAGCAAGAGTACTAGGAGAGGAAGCAAGAGAATGGCTAAGTCTAAAGCCCACGAAGAACTAATAGAAGCAGTCGTAGATTACAAACGTGGACTACGAAACCTGAAGACAGGATCAGAAGAGATCGCCAGAATATCTGGATTACAACCAGATATCGTTGCCTGTTTTCTTAAAGCAATGAAAAGAAATAATGTGACGGAGATTCGCGGGTATTCGAAAGAACCAGAGCACCTACTCAAATCCAAGAAAAGAAAAACCCCGCCGGAGCGGGGCTAGTTATCGAGGCAGTTAGACCACAGGCTTGGGGTCTAGTCCTTCGAGCAGTGTTCCTATACACTAACAGATCCAGTCTGTTTTGCATACTCTTTTCTTATGATCACAGATAACTGTCTTGTCATGGTGCGCTGTTCGTCGTCCGCGAGTTCTTTTAATTTCTCATGGTCTTCTGGCAACAGTGCCACGTTACAAAACTTTCTGGTCTCCACTTTGATTTCTTTTTTCATCAGTTGCTCCTTGGTTGTAGTGAACTTATATACTACTGGTTACCAAAGAACAACATATAAGCATCAACTTTATAGAATCTGTCCTTGTTGTTTTCCATGGCGTTGATCACCTCAGATTCTTCCCGATCTAAGTCAGCAGCTATCATGCTTGCCGTGTACGGATAGTCCATTCCATTGGATTTTATGTACATGGCAATCTCATTCTCAAGATTATCGTCCGCCACATGGGCCAGGTCCAAATCAACGTGCACAGGTTCAACTCGCATCGCTCTCCATGGTATCTGCTCACGCTTGTCTGGATAGTTCGGCAACAAGAACGCATTAAACATGTCACCAGGTTGGACGTTCATAGTGTTAACAAGTCTTGCGTTCAAGAACACTTGATCTCCACTTGGCGTAACACCAAACCCACTGCCAGTTGGGGTCAGGTATTCAATAATTATCTGCTGTCTGCGTGTTTCATTCAAATCAAAAATTTGGTTCATAGAGTATTCCTTCCTCTTCCTTTTGTTTGTAGTAGTTGATTTCATTTACCAGACCCTCGATCCTGGGATCATCTGGATCTGCCCATTCTATATCGTCACGTACTTTCTCTAACTTTTTTCTCAGTACGCTTACTAGTTCCACTTCCATTATCCCTGTCACTTTCATCTTTTTTCTCCCATGGTGCCACCTTCAGTGACACTTTATTTTTTCTATTTGCAAGCCTACGCTTGTGCCCGTTCATTTCTTTTTGCAGATCTGTCCAACGACCCATGCTTATCTTCCTCCATGTATATGTATTCCAATGCTTTTCAATTGATTAACGTAATCGTTTAACTCATCCCTTGCCGACCACAACTCTTGTTCAATCCCAGGTCGGGCATCTCTGCGCCCCTTCTCGTCTTGTAAATTATCTACCTGTTGTTTCAACCATTTGAGTTGTGCAGCTTGGAACATACTCAACTGCTCGTCTCCCATATCACTCCTCCTTTTGGGGTCTTAACTTCGGTTTGATTAACTTCGATACTTTGTCCGTCGGATAGCATCCCATAGAGATGTCATTGCCATACAGGTCGTACAAATAGTCGTACATGAAATCTGCACTCCTGTTGTGCATGGCTTTCGAACAATGTCTTTCGCTCTCGAACCACACAGCCGTTTCAATGTCGTGACCGTGTAAAGTATAAGCAATCACAAGTGCCGTGAAGTATTCGATCATGCCACATCCTCTACCTTGTCATCACGTAGTAAACGAACAATGTCTTCGATAGGTTTTAGGTTTACGCCTATGTGCTCGGCACAACCCCTATACCTATTCAACCATCCTGCAAGGTATACCCCTGCTTGTCTACGCAATTCTTCCTGTGATCTTGAACTATCAGGATCAAACGCTTCATAACCTCCGCCCAGTTTTCTATTGGCAACTGGTGAAATATACGCAGGATATTCTGTGACTTTTATGGAAGGCATCTCTGCTTCGATAACTTCGCTCTTCACTACGATGCGTAGGCCAGAAGCTAATTGTCTAGCCAGGTTAAGTTTTGCTTGCCATAGCAACTCATCGTCTCTGCCATGAAAAGCATCGTATGCGGGATGATCTGGTTGTGTTTCCAACCACAAAACAAACTCATCCGCTTTAAAGGTATTTCTACCTGTGTCATTCAGATAGTCATCGACCATCTTCTGACGTGTCTTCTTATTAAATTTACTCATTAAATTTTCCTCCTATTTAAAATTAACCGCCAAGACATAACCAAACTCAACGCAACTCAACGCGCCCAGACGTAACCGCCGTAACGAAACTCAACCAAACTCAACACACCTCAACACACCTAAACCGCCGTAACGAAACTCAACAGACCTCAATCAAGACATAACTGGACATAACTTAACCGCCGTAACCTAACTGAACGAAACGCAACTCAACGCAACTCAACTCAACCGCCTGAACTAAGCGTACCACAAAACAACAAACCCCGACTCAACCGCCAGACCCTAACAAACGTAAACAAAACGGAACATGACTCAACTCAACCGCCCTAACTCAACCGAACTCAACAAACCAGTCCAAACCTGAACCGCCGTACCTTAACCCGTGGCACAGGGGCGGCGCACCGCCCCACTCCAAATGTCCTCAATAAATACTTATGCGGCTCTTCGCATACGTTCTTCACTCAAGAAGTCCATCAACTCTTGTGTGATGTCATCGTAACACTCAGGATGTTCGTAAGCTAATTCTTGAACCTCGCGTCCTTCTGCTACGATCTCATCCCAAAGACCTTGTCCCTCTCCCATATCTTCAGCACTGTAGACTGAGAAAGAACCAAATGAACCGTTGCCTTTTTCCTGTCTGTTGTCCCCGAGACCACAGATCATACCAGAGTTAGCTAACAAAGATACAATTCCCTGTGCGCTAAAAGTAGGTGTGCAGTACTTGATAGTTACTTCGGAACACCACCTTGGTAAGTACGCACGTGTGCGTATGTCTGGTGTCCTGTTCATATCAGCGGCTCGAACAACATCCATTTTAAGATAAGGTTTTCCCCATATGTTAATCTTGTGCTCTGGAATAAATATTAAACGATCCACGTTCTTTTTTGTAACCCCTGCGGTTTCCAATGCCGCTGTAGCCAAACCTTTTTTAATTCCTGTTGCAGGAAAATAGAGCATGGTCTTACCATCTTTTTGTTTGTACATGGTTTCCCGATACTCTTTTTCTGGATTGTGTTTGATCTCTTTTTTTTCTGCCGCTGTTTTACGTTGCGCTCCTACAAGTAAGTCACGCATGGCCTTTGAACTCATGCTGTTGAAGTACATAGCAGTGTCACCTATTATTCTTAGTTTCAACATACCTCTTTTAATTGTATGTATCTGAACTGTTTCAGGTGTTTTCGTTTTTACTTTTGTAGACATTTATTTAGTTCCTTGTTTAATGTTAAAATAATTTCACAATGTAGTTTAGTATTAACCAAACCACAACTTATCATATAACTACTTGTGGTTTGGTTTCAAGTCTTTTTTATTTTTTTATTTTACCACCTCCCATATGCTTTCATTCCCTGCGTCCTTACCCGTATCTCGGATCTTCCCAGAACTTTTCAATTGAGACAGCGTCGTGCGGACAATCGTCAGCTTCACCCCTGATCTGTCAGCCAGTTGCTTTGCGGTTCCGATATCTCGATCTAGTTCCGCCAGGATTTGTTCCTTGCGCGTAAGTTTTGCGCCTGTCCGCTGTTTGGTCTTGATCCTTTGCCATAGTTCTTTGAACATTTAAGTCTCCTCTTCCCATGAAAGTTCAATTGTAATGTTATGATAACGGCAATATCCTATCGCCGCATAGGTTTTTTTTGCGTCCTCGTGATCATGTATCAATGCACGAGCCTTGCCATGGTCATCCAAAACAAGCATCAGGAAGTATCCCTCCGCTCCATCCGACCATGACACGATGCGCCCTTCGTCACTTGAAGTCGTGAAACTCTCACCAATAACCTCGGTCAATCCCGATATAGCCCAGACAAAATCTCCTATGTCCTTGGGCATGAACTTCTCTTCAAGCTTAGACAAATCCCACTTAACCATCAGCCCCAATCCTTTCTGTCTTCCTCGTTGCGCCACCCCTCGAAGTACGCATCAACCTCGCCCTCGGTCATATCAACCTCGGCTACAACGTTCCTGCCTATGTTATCCAACCAAATGTGTGGCTCTGGTTGCCGACCATAATATCGATCAGCCGAACCGCGATCCGCAGCTCGCTCTTCACGATCCATCATCCAAGCTTTTACTCTTCCCATCACGCCACCTCCTTCTTTTTTCTGGGATGATATTTTTTTTCGTATTCGAACCACTTGCGACGAAACGAATTGGTAAAGTCATCCATGTAGTCCCGAAATAAATCAGGACACTCATGACCATTCGTGTGCTCAACCCACATGCGAATGTGTTGTAAGACAAGGTTCTCTAACTCGTCTTGATTTAATGGTAATCTAGTTTGCATCTTCTTCTCCCTTCTTCCAATAATGTATTTGCGGTTTGTTTTCTGTAGCCTCACTGACCTCAACATAAATAGTAAAACCATTTAGTTCGATGTAGGCAGACACAGGACTTCGAACGTCAACTATCATCTCTCACCTCCATTCTTGTAGCGATAACCTTTTCTCCCATGCCATTGGCAAGCGTTACTTCTTGTCCAACCTTCGAAGTTAAAAGTTCTCTTAACTTTTCAATCATGCCATCATCCCCCCAATAAGCGTCTAAATTCCAATCTTCAGAAACAAAGTTTTCCATTGTGCAAATTATAGGTTCGACATCACCATAACCGTCTAGCCATTCCACTCTAAATTCTATCATCTCTCACCTCCATGTAACTTTCGATTAATCCTTGCGCGACTTGCGCTGTGATGGCGTTGCCGTAGGCGCGGAGTCGTCCCACTCTGGCGGTAGCCCCATTAACCAACGGGAATGTGCTGGGTTCAACTGGCCTCCATTTTCCATCTCGGCAGAGGAGCCAATCAGTATCTCTCCAGAAACCGTTAGTCTCATTGGCTCTGGCTTGGGCATCAACTCCCCCTTCGCTTCCATTACAGCTTCGATCATCTCTGGTGACACCTGTTCCCTCAGATTGCACGGAAACGATCTGTTCTTTCGCGTCGTCTGATGCATCCTGATCATCGCCTCTCGGCTTCGAAGAGGTAAACTGTCCATCGTGTTGGGTGTTGCCCACCCTGCTACTATTTTCGCCAACATCACCGCTTCGATCATCTCTGGCGATACTTGCTCCCTTAGATTGCTCGGAAATGATCCGCCCTTTTTTGACGTTAGAAACATCTTGATCATTGCTTCTCGACTGCGTAACGGTAGACTGTCCATCGTGTTGGGTGTTGCCCATCCCGACATCTGTCCTTGCTCTGGTAGATTGTGACCCCGACTGTTCCACTCCTTGACCGACTCTGGTTTTGCCGCTCCCTTGTGATCCGATGTCGTCGGTGTCGCCCACCCTGCCAGTTGCGCTTGCGCTCCCGTGTTCCAACCGTGCTTCCCGTTCAGATGTGACGGGGCTATGTTCGTTCCGCCCGTCATCGATGTCGGTGTCGCCCACCCCGATAGTTGAGCCGTCACGTCCAACGTGTCCGTGCTGATCTTGCCGTTCCGTATCCGACCGCCCTGATATCCACCCTTGCCGTCGCGTGTCGTCGGTGTCGCCCATCCATTTGTCTGCCACGAACCAGAGTCTTTGCCTGATGTGCGGTGCGCCGAAGCCCGCAGAGCAGAGATCGAAAGACCCGATGGCGTAGTCCGCTCCTTCCATGTCAGCTTGTACAAGGTCGATCCAACCAAGTCCGTCTTTCGACGCAACCTGTTCTCCAAAGACCGTTGAAGGTTGGCACTGTTCGATGAGGTGGAACCAATGAGGCCAGAGGTGCCGCTTGTCAGCAACCCCTTTTTTATTGCCTGCTCCGCTGAAAGGTTGGCACGGACAAGATCCTGTCCAGACTGGTCGGTCGTCTTCCCACCCTGCGGATCGGAGTGCGTAACTCCAGACGCCGATCCCTGCGAAGAAGTGACATTGAGTAAATTCTTGAAGTTCATCTGGTCGGACATCTGATATGCTCCTTTCGTCCACTATCCCATCTGCAATATGCCCAGACCGAATTAACGATCTGAGCCACTCTGCGGCGTATGGGTCTATCTCATTATAATATGCTACCATGGTTGCACCATAATCTGTAGCATCCGAGCATCCACAAGTCTCCGCTTGTATTGCTCTGCGGTCGGGTGCTCGTGAACCAGATCCTCAAGGTGCTCAACCATGTGATCCATCGCCACCTGAAGCACGTTCTTTTCGCCCTCGCTCAAAGTCCTTGCTTCGTCACTAATGATGTGAATTGTTTTCGTATCTCTAGACATGAAACTCCTCCTCTAACTGCACATCGTATTGTCCACAATCCAGACAAATGAATTCATAAAAATTGTCCGACTTCCAAGCTTTTTTCTGCGTGTCCCAAAAAGTTTCCTCCCTTCGGTACACGCTAGTCGAACCACAGTTATCGCACTTCGGTTCGTTACTCATATCGATCCGCCTCCACTGGTCGCCAACAATTGTCCTCGCCATTCTGATACTCACCTTCGAACATCGAACCTTCGTCCTGATAATCCGCAGAAATATCAAAGCCCATCTCGTGAAGCTTCTCCCAAACTGGAATAGGTGGTGACCATGCCGTCCAACATCGAAACGTAAAATATTTCGTAGGCATAGGATAATGATCCATCTCCTGTGGCTCTTCAATAATCTCAGCCTCACAAATATCCCACTTCGTTAGCCAGTTTTCATTGCGCCAGTCGTACCAGTTCGGACGATCCTGCGCCTCACACATCTTGCGCTCCTCCTCGCCCAACGCACCATGGAACATGTTACTTGGTTCTGGGATCACGGCATTCAAGAACTTTTGTTCCTTGACCGCCTCGTACAGACGGTCAATTTCTTTTGGGTCTCCTGCAAGGTAGACACTCTGATAACAATGATTAGGCATTCTTTTCTTCCTCCTCAAAAGAACCATTCTCTGGTAACCAAACCTGAACATTAAACGCACAAACTTCAGGGTTGTGCCCCATGTCACTCAATTTTTCTTGAACCAAATCAGAGAGCCACTCAGTCTCTTGTTTGGTAAATTCACACAGTTCAACTATCATTAGCCCACCTCCTTAATGTTCTGGATCATTGATGATGTGATTGTAAAAAGTTCACCGCAAATTCCGTTGTACTCATCGACTAGATTATCAACGAACTCCTCAACGGTTTCCGCTTCACGAACTGGGTTTGTGCAACCCAGTTCAATTGTGCATTCGAAAGTCTTCATCCTAAAGTCTCCCTCCAGATTGTGAGTGCCTCGTCTTCAGGCAAGTCATTCAGGATTACCGCATCAGGAAAATGACGTTTGATATTTTCAGACGTATATCTGTGGTCATAATCCCAAAGACCCATCTTACCTTCTTTGTTTTTCTTTTGAACAACCTTGTTCTTCTTTAAGGCTTTCTTCAGATCCTTGCGGTATAGAAACGTGCACACCTGATCATGGCACCAACGCTCAAAAGTCTGTTCGATACCTTCAGGGAAATATTCACACGGATCGGTGTTCGGTAATGATTTGAAATAATCATCGACCTTTTTCATGGTCGCACGATAGTCGCCTTTGAATTTTGGGTGATCATAATCACGGTCACATCCACCATGACCATCGTTACTAACCATGGCAAAAGGTTTACCATCCAGATAGACATTTGCCTGATAGCAATATGTCTCTTCACTTGCCCACTCTGAGAACTTAATAGCTTTCATTTCCAAATTCATAATCTTTCCTTTCTATATGTATTACAAATGTTGAATGGTTGTAGTCTAGCAGATCGGTCAGGGGTGTCAACAAAAAGATAAGATTTACACTATTACGCTCATTCAGCGAAAAAAATATTTTTTTTTTTTTTTGAGAATTTAATCTTGTAAATCTTGTAAATCCCGTAAATCAACCCTGTTTTATATAGCCCAAAAGATTTACGCTGATTTACAAAAACACCCCTAGATTTACGGTAACTTCCTTATATTGAGGTTTTGAAAATGTCCAAGCTTGCAGAAATCTAGAAATTAAGCGTAAATACTGTAAATCTAAAATGATTGTTACTAATGAGGGGAACGATGGCTTCGATCAAAAAGAAAATTGAAGAAGAACATGGGAGACAATTGACTAATAGACAGATGACTTTTGCTACTCATATTGTGGAAGGCATCTATTCAAATGCTGAATGTGCTCGGAAGGCAGGGTACTCTGAAGACGTAGCACCGAAGCAGGCATCAATACTTTTAAACGGTCGGGATTATCCACACGTTGTGGAGTATATCCAAGAACTGAGAGACGAAAGAGAAAGACGATATGGTGTCACAACTATTGGTCAGTTGGAACGGCTGTATAATCTTTCGCTAGGTGCTGAAGATGCAGGGCAATTCTCTGCCGCAATCAATGCGGAAAAAATCAGGTCGGCTTTGGGTGGATTAACCATCGATAGGCGAGAAACAATAAACACAATCGATCAATTATCTAGGGATGAAATCACTGCAAGACTAGCGTCTTTACAGAAGCAATATCCACAGGCATTCCAGATCGAAGGGGATTACAAGGATGTGACCGATGAGCAAAGGACAAGAAGCGAACTTCTGGAGCATGATAAGGCAGAACTTGCCGAAGAAGTGCTTCGCAACGAGGATTGAAAACAAGCATGGGGGCGGTGTTCCAGATTGTCATATGGTTTGGGATGGGTTGCCGTTTTGGTGTGAGTTGAAGGTAAGCAAAGGAAACGCTGTAAAAGTCACGCCTCATCAGGTTGCATGGAATATGGCGTATTGGGCACGAGGTGGGTCAAATTTTTTCTTAGTAAAGAGCCTCAAGGACAGCGATTTAATTTTATTTGACGGTGATCAGGGGACAGATTTGATTAATGGTGGGATATCCGAGGCGCGTGGTCAGCGGTTCAAGAATCTTGCGCCCTTGTTCTGCGCCCTGCGCCCTGTTTTGGAATCTAGAATGTCTTGCGCCTTGCGCCCTGCGTCTTGATTTTATGTGCGTGTATATAATTCCAGGGAAACGATAGGACCAGGTCCGAGAGAAAAGTTTAGGGCCAGGATATCCTGGCCCCATTGTTTAGTGTTCTATTCCTAATTCTTCCTCGGTTATATAAGACCAGTATTGATCCCAAGTTAGTATTTCATCATCGGTTTCTACTTCCATTGGATAGGCTCCGAAGTGTTGCCAATGATCCCTTACAAAATCTAAAATTTGTTCTTTCATTTTTAATGCTCCACTTCGGTTAATGAGTTCTCGAGTAAGTTTTCGACGAGTTCTAATGCTTGCTCTAATTCCCCAAGATTTCCGTTTAATGCTTCTTGGATTGCAAAGCTAATCCAATCTAGCTTTTGGTAGTCGTTTAGGTCTTTCATTTTTAATGCTCCACTATCGCTATTGATTTTGCTTTGCTCGATCCCTTGCAAAGTTTGCAAGCTGTACATTGTACCCGACGACCCGCCTCTTTGGAAGCTGGGCAAAGTGTTTCGTTTTGTTTGTCTAAGTCTGCTAGATCCTGGATCACTCTAAACGTACGCCTTCCAGCTTTCCAATGTTCCTGGGCTTGCTCGTAAGTGTCTGCGGATTGCATACAAATCTCTGGCGACCATGCGCTTTGGTGCGTGTATGCTGTCCAAGTTTTGGCTTGGCTTAACAAATTATCCCAAACATATTTTGGAACCGCTGCCGGATCTCCGTATGTTCCGACCCTTACGAATCTATCCCGACCCATTTCGATTGCGTCGCCAGTCTTATAAACTCCGCGCTTGTATGACTTCCAAACGATCAAGACCCCTTGACCTAGGTTAACATAACAGCGACGACCTTTTGCAATCTTGCGCTTTGGGTCGTCGGTCGGTGTTCCGCGCATTATGCAATTGCCACAAATAGAAAAATCCGCACCGGTTTTTGAAGCCTCAAGCGGATTAATATTTTCTAATAATATGTAAGTCTGAACGACCTTGCCAGTCTTTGTATTCCTATCGGAATAGGTTGCGATAACTACAATTTGCTCGTTATCCAATAGACTAGGTCCCTTGTATATAACAGCGTGTTTCAATCTGTTTTCCTTTCGTAATAGTTAACAACCCAAGTATACCATGCCACAACCAAACCACAAGTAAAAAAAGTCTTGCGCCTTGTTGGGATCTGGTCCCGCAGCTTGGTTAAATCTTGCGCCTTGCGCCTTGTCTTGCGCCTTTTAAGAAAATAAAAACCCCCAGGGCCAGGCCCCAGGGGGAAAGGAAAGTGCTCGATAACCCTCGAGCCAGGGATCACATTATCCTTATTATTTCTTTGGCTATCAGTATCCAGACTATGATCGTTGCGCCTACGGGCAAAACAACCAAGCCGAACGACGCGAGTATGTCGAGTATATGTTTCATTTTGTTTTCCTTCCTTTCTAAATGTATAGAAGTGCTGGCCCTGGGCTGGGCCAGCCAATCAATACACTCAGTATTCTGAGGGCAACATGTGAACAAAGAACGACCCGTTATTCTGGGACCAGATCTTGATCTCTGGTAACGGAAAGTCGGTATATTCGAAGGTTTGTGTCGTGACTACGCCGCCGTTACCGTCCTCGATCGAGAGTATTCCCGTCTTATCTTTTACTGTTAGCGTACTGAAATACATATCAAGGTCGGCTATTTCCTCAAAGTCAATATGCGAGGCTAAAGCGTCGAACAGCCAGTAAGCTTGGAGTTTGTCCGCGACGTACTTTGTCCCGTCGGTAAGCACGGATCTACTTAGCGGTGTCCAGCGGTGGTATGCCTCGGTGCCAGTGAAGTTATTGAGATCGATATCTAACATTTCATTTTCCTTTCAAATAATTGATATCTTGATAGTAGCCCGATTGTGGTCGGGCTACAAGTTATTTATTGAAACAATCCAAAACCATTGTGACCGCATATCATATCGATCTGATACTCTATGCCTCGAGCGGTCGGTTCTTTGTCAAACTCTAGCTCGGTAGGTAAACAGAATTCGTAACAGCTGCACATTCCTATTAGAGCCTTGTGTCCCAGGGATTTCTTTTTATGCGCCTGTCTAACCAGCTTCTGAATAGGGGAGGTCACTAAGATCGAAGTGTCTTCCCGCAGCGGGACATACTCGAGGCTCGTGTAGTCTTGTCCGTCGAAGTAAAGCACCGCGACACCCGCGCCGCAATAACTGTTCCATACTCCATTGCCCGATACTTCGTCTTCCCTCGGAAGGTCGATCACTTTACATTTTTCCATTAGTCTTTCCTTTCAAATATTGACTAAGGTTAGTGTAGCCCGATTGTTGTCGGACTACAAGTTTTTTATTATGGGCTTAACTCTAAATGCCCTGCGTCCGTTTTCTCGTGCTCAAGTATCTCGTGCTCGAATACAACGAAGTTATCCCAGCCGTGAAACTTAGTAACGTGAACGCCTTTTGACCCGCGTGAATGATCAGTCCAGAACGCTGTAACCTTGCGCCTTGCTTTAATGTTCCCGCTGCGGGTCGGGGACCTGAATGTAATCAGGTCCCCTATCTTTATATCTCGAACGTCTATCGTCATGATAAATCTCCTGCTACCTCCTCTACTTCAAATGTCACAGTGACATAACCATAATCATCATTCACAATCTCATACTTGTGTACTTTACAAGTGGCAAGCCACTCCCAAAACTCTTCTCTAGTCATGTTATCTCCCTTCCTTTCGTAATGTTAACAACAAATTTAATGTAGCCCAGTTTCAACCAGGCTACAAGTTTTATTTAATCGTCTTCGGACATCCAACATATGCCCCATGAAACATCGTAAAGCCCGTGTTTGTTGGGCTTTTGGTTTTTGAAGTCTTCCCAATATTCTTGATCCTCCACGTCGTCCCATTCAGTAGGAAATATATCTTTAACGATTTTCTTAAAATTTTCCTCATCAACCAATGGTTGCAACCAACCGTTCCAACGATTGTTTGGTAGATAGTAGCCCTCATATATGGGAGTATCTTCGTCGTATAATCCGAATTTAGTTTTGATAAAATCTTCCATTTTTACTTTCCTTTCGTAATGGAGGGGTGCCGTAGCACCCCGATTGAATTACTTGATCCATTCTTTCTTATGAGATTTGCGAGTATGTGCTTTTACTTCGACAATGGTCTCATGCTTGATAAGCTTGCCGACCGCGACCGCCTCATCCAATAGATCGTTCTTATACTTATCGATCATACGACCGATCAAGTTAAGCTGTTTCCATGTAGCTTCGTACTCTTTAGGATTGTCGATAACTTGATCAAGTAAACCTTCGACCGCGTCATCTAATGTAAAAACTTCTTTAGCTTGCATTTGTTCTTTCCTTTCAAATTATTAAAAACGAATCACTTTGACCCGCTAATCTTAGATTAGCCGATAAGAAAACAAATTGTCAACATCAAAACAACAAATAATCTACAAATATTAATCTTTTTTTAGGGGTTACTTTGCCCTATCGTTTCGCAGGTCCGAGGGTCGCGACCCCCTATCCCCCCTATTTGGGGGGACTGTTTGTGTCTATGCGTACTATATAGTTGGTATTATAAATTCATTCGGGGATAATTTCATTGGCCCATGTCCGGGACTCCAGACCCCCGGAAAAAATTGTGGGTGTATTTTCATTTGGGATTGTTGTACAGTGGTCGTGAACCAAGAACCGAGGGTTGAGATATGGGGTTTTTTAGTGACTTAGCGATGGGCTTTGGAGCGAAGCCGAAGACCAAGGATTACATAGCGAGGACGGCGAGGACTATTGCTCTTAATGAGGGTAAGAGTAGTGCGGCGGATTCTGGCAGGGCGAGACGGTATCAGGCGCAGTATGGTGTGACGGCTGCGGATATTGGTAATACAACAGATACGGCGGTTAAAAAATCGAGACCCAAGGACAAACCTTTATCGAATATCAAGACGGTTCCTACGACTACGAAGGCAAAACCTTCGGACATAGCAGCGGGAAGAGAGTTTGCTGAGTCTATGAAAAGGGCGAACGAGTTAGCGAAAGCTGGTAAGTTACGAAGACCTAGTACTACGAAGACGATAGATACTCCAGGGGGAAAAGAAAAAGTAAACGTTCCAGGTAAGTTGTTGAAAGATGCTAGACCCATTCGCAACTTGGCTGGTTCACCTTCTATATCGATGGAAGAGGCAAAGGCGGCTGGTGCGAATATTGGCACGGGTTTTGATCCTAAGACTGGTACTGGGTATACGGACACGGCGGGACAGGATTTAACCACGGGTCCATCGAAGTATGGACTACAAAATACGTTGATTGGTAAGGGTATTAGTTATCTGGCTGGTGTTCGTGGTGACGACAAGATTGTGAATACGGTGGGTGGTAAGCCTATTTTTCAAAGAAGGGACGGAAGTTTCTATGCTTTCGATGCGGTTGGATTGCCATATGACATTGCAGATCCAGAGGTGGGCACTGCTCCGAGCACCTTGGACATTGATCCAGAGGTTCGAGAACGTCAGTTGGCGATGATGAATATGGGTAGTACGGACGACGATGATAAGCCAGTTGCGGCTGAGGTTGTCGGAAAACAGCCAGATGATCCATGTCCAAAGGGATATATGATGGACCCTGAAACCAAGGAGTGTGTATTAGATCCGTTTCAGCAAGATTTTGCGGATGCGGCGACCACGCCTTCTAGTCCTGTGATGACATCTAATTTATCTCCATATACGCAGATGGCTCCGGTGACCTTGGGTCAGCTTCAACCGACTAGGGTTGCGGCGGCAAATCCATTGGCGATGCAACAGGCGAACATGCCACCGCAGGGTGGTCTTGGGTCCTTGGCCCCTGTAACGAGCAGAATAAGTTAACGGACCATGAATCTCCAAGCTCTCCCAGAGGAAGCACTGAAGGAGATCTTGGCACTTACTGAGGCCAAGAAGAAGTTAGATTTACGTGAGGAGGCGGTTGAGAAGTTCATGCCGTTTGCTCATCATGTGTATGACAACTTCATTGAGGGTCGGCATCACAGGATTATTGCGGAAAAACTTGAACGTGTAGCGCGAGGTGAGCTAAAACGGTTGATAATCAACATGCCTCCTCGTCATTCGAAGTCAGAATTTGCGTCATATTTGATGCCAGCATGGTTCTTGGGTCGAAATCCTAAGTTGAAGATCATTCAGGCGACGCACAATACGGAGTTGGCGGTACGATTTGGACGGAAGGTTCGGGATCTTATAGACGATCCACAATATAAAGACATCTTTCCTGATACCAATCTGAAAGAGGACAACAAAGGTGCGGGAAAATGGCAGACGGACAAGGGTGGTGAGTACTTCGCGGCTGGTGTTGGAGCTGCGGTTACTGGTCGTGGTGCGGATTTGTTTATTATTGACGATCCGCACTCGGAACAGGACGCGATGAGCGAGAGTGCGTTTGACAATGCGTACGAATGGTACACTTCTGGGCCTCGACAACGTCTCCAACCAGGTGGTGCGATCATCTTGGTGATGACAAGATGGGGTAAAAAGGACTTGACAGGCCGTTTGATACAGGCGCAGGGCGGTGATTCGATGGCAGATCAGTGGGAGATAGTAGAATTTCCAGCGATTTTGCCGTCGGACAACCCATTGTGGCCTGAATTTTGGGAAAAAGACGCATTGTTGTCGATTAAGGCGTCACTTCCTGTAGGAAAATGGAATGCACAGTGGCAACAGACGCCGACAGCGTCGGAAGCAGCTATAATCAAGCGCGAATGGTGGCAGGATTGGGAAAAAGAGAAGATTCCTGACCTAGATTACATCATTCAGGCGTACGATACGGCGTTTTCCAAGAAGGAATCAGCGGATTACAGCGCGATTACAACGTGGGGGATCTTCAAACCAGAGGAAGGTGGGGCAGATCACGCGATTCTGCTGGATGCAAGGCGGGGGCGGTGGAATTTTCCTGAATTGAAGGAGATTGCCTACGAAGAACACGAGTATTGGGAGCCGGATATGGTCATTGTGGAGGCTAAAGCGACGGGTACACCGCTGATTGACGAGCTTCGATTGCGTGGTATTCCAGCTTTAGGGTTCTCACCGGGCAAAGGAAATGATAAGATAAGTAGAATGCACATGGTTGCGCCATTGTTTGAAGCTGGTATGATATGGGCACCGATGCATGAGAAGTTTGCTGATGAAGTGGTCGAAGAAGTAGTTTCATTTCCTAATGGCGATCATGACGACTTTTGTGATAGCATGACATTAGCACTGATGCGTTTTCGTAGGGGTGGATTCATTTACCTCAACGGAGAAAACGAAGACGACTTAGAATGGAGGCCCCGTAAAAGGGTGTATTATTGATGGCGGATAAAAAGAAAAAACCAAAAAAGATTAGGTTAAGGCGTTCAGAAACTGGTGCTCAGTTTTATCAATCTGAAAGTCAACGTCAGGAAAGATTGAAAAAAAATCCTAGTCCACACCCTACGGGACGGTACATTGATACAGATCTTGAGAAAAAAATGAACGAGGCTATTACTAACAGAATGCTTGAGGGGAAGATGACTCCTAAACAAGCGGGAAAATTTAAAGCCGAACTTTTTATAGACGCTGTATATGACGATGCTAGTTCATCTAAAAAGAAGATGAGTTCTGGTGGACGGGCGGCGATAAAAGGAACAGAGTTTAAGGGAACATTCTAATGAAAAGACCCAAGGTTAGACCCTCTAGAAGCACTATGGACCCTGTTAATTACGAGAGGGACATAGCTCCCTTTACCCGAAGTGCTGAAAACCGTATTCGTGAAATTAGGCAAGAGTTATCTACCATACCAGAATATCTGAATGCTGACTTTATTGCAGGTAAATCCACAAGGGAACCTACAAGACTTGATCCTATTTTTGATATGATCACGGCTCTTAAACGTGGTATCCGAACGGTACAAGGTAAAGAAAGCAAGTCTTCTTTAGAAGAAAGAAAAAGAAATCTTGAAAGAATTATCAACCAAGCAGAAGAATATCAGAACTCTGCGATACTGAGAGATGCTGACGGACAAAGTTATGGTATTCTATCAGGATTACTACCAAGTGAAATGGAGGAGCTTCGCGCTAAAAGCTCATCATTTACTAAAGGCGGACGAGCCGAGATCAAAGGAAATGAATTTAAGGGAACATTCTAATGGCATTACCACCTAACATGGTCACACCAGGTTTAGATCTGGATGACACAGAGGGACTACCAGAGGTAGAAATCCCTATCGACGCACCAGAAGAATTTGAGGGTGGTGCGGAAGTCATAGACGACGGAATGGGTGGAGCCATTGTTCAAGCTCTGATGATGGCGGACGAAATGCCAGAAGAAGAGTTGATTCCGTTTGATGCTAACCTTGCAGAGTTTTTAGATGATTCAACACTAGGGTCATTGTCATCAGAATTACGGGGATCGTACAAGGAAGACCTCGATTCAAGATCCGAGTGGGAAGAAACATACGTCAACGGTCTTGATCTATTAGGTATTAAGGCAGAGGACAGAACAACGCCGTTTGAAGGGGCAAGCGGCATTACCCACCCGATGGTAAGTGAGAGCGTAACACAGTTCCAAGCACAGGCATATAAGGAACTGCTCCCGTCGGGTGGGCCAGTTAGAACCAACATCGTGGGTTTGAAGGACCAGGCCCGTGAGGAACAGGCTACTCGTGTCAAGGATTTTATGAACTTCCAGATTACGGAAGTCATGGAAGAATACGATCCAGACATGGATCAGATGTTATTTTACTTACCGCTATCGGGGTCAACGTTTAAGAAAGTGTACTTTGATCCTACAAAACAGAGGGCGGTATCGAAGTTTATCCCAGCGCAGGATTTGGTTGTACCGTATTCAGCTACGGATCTGGCGACGGCAACTAGGGTTACGCACGTTCTACGCATGGATGAGAACGAAGTTAAGAAGATGCAATATGCGGGAATGTACCGCGATGTCGATCTCATGGTTTCGGAAGAAGCAGAGGAAGATGCGGTTAAGCAGAAGGTCAACGAACTAGAGGGGCTGTCGAAGAACTACAGCGACGATGTGCTGACGATCTTGGAGATCCACGCAGATCTGGACATAGAAGGGTTCGAAGACAAAGACCCAGCAACGGGGGAGCCTACAGGCATAAAGCTCCCCTATGTCGTTACAATTGACGAAAACTCAAACCAGATCCTGTCTATTCGCAGGAACTACGGCATGGACGATCCTCTCAAGAAAAAGGTTCAGTACTTTGTACACTACAAGTTTATGCCTGGTTTGGGTTTTTATGGATTTGGTTTGATTCATATGATTGGTGGCTTGGGCAGAGCGGCTACCAGTTTGCTACGTCAGTTGATCGATGCTGGGACTCTGGCTAACCTTCCCGCTGGTTTTAAAGCCCGTGGAGTGAGGGTACGCAATGACGATGAGCCGTTGCAACCAGGTGAGTGGAGAGACATTGACGCCCCAGGAGGGAGCATCAGAGACGCTATTATACCACTTCCGTACAAAGAACCATCGGGCACATTGGCGGCTATGCTAGGCGGACTGGTACAGGACGGTCGTCGTTTCGTAGCTTTGGCTGACCAACAGATTGGGGACATGAGCAACGAGATGCCAGTAGGTACAACCGTTGCTGTAATTGAACGCGGCATGAAAGTCATGTCTGCTATTCACAAACGTCTGCACTACGCACAGAAAACGGAGTTCCGTTTACTGGCGCGTATCTTCGCTGAAAACCTTCCTCCCATGTACCCGTACGCGGTCGCGGGTGCACCATCACAGGTTAAAGCGCAAGACTTCGATGGTCGGATTGACGTCCTCCCAGTCAGCGATCCGAACATCTTCTCGATGGCGCAGCGGGTGACTTTGGCTCAAACGCAGTTGCAGTTGGCGCAGTCTAACCCCCAGATGCACAACTTACATGCAGCCTATCGAAGGATGTACCAAGCATTGGAGGTGCAGAATATAGACGAGATCTTGCCACCTATGCCTAAACCACAGCCACAAGATCCAGCATCGGAGAACGCGGCTATGATTGGCGGTAAGACTCCACAGGCATATCCACAGCAAGATCACGATGCACACATCGCAGCGCACATCTCATTGTTGGCATTGAGCATACTACAGCAGACACCACAGGTGTTGGCGGCGTTGTTTAGTCATGTATTGCAGCACGTTAATATGAAGGCTCGTACGATTGTGCAGGGCGAGATCCAACAACAACAGGCGCAGCAAGCAGCATTGATGCAGGTTGGGGCACAGCCGCCCATGATGCAACCTATGGCACCAGATATGGTTGAGGCTCGTGTGGCACAGGTGGAGACTCAGTTACTACAAGAGGTTATGCCTCTATTGACATACAAAGGACAGGACGGACAGGAACAAGATCCGCTTGTCAATATCCGTATGCAGGAGTTGGCTATCAAGCAGATGGAAAGCCAGCAGAAAGCATCGCTCGATCAAGCCAAGCTTGACTTAGAGCAGATGAAAATGGAGCAACAAGCTACGACGGATTCAGCTAGACTAGAGCTTCAGGAGCAAATCGCAGATGAACGTAACGATGTAAACCGTGAGCGTATCGATGTGCAACGCGAAGCTGTAGCCCGTAGAGGATATAGATAGATGTCTGATAAACTACCAAAAGTAAGTATTGCAGTAGTTGGGGTTGTAATAGCCCAGATCGGTGGTTTTATATGGTGGACTGCACAGCAAGCTAGTACAATATCTAACCTTGAAGAGACGGTAAATGTTTTGACTGTTGAGAATAACGCTACTGACAGAACGAACTTAATAAGAGATGTAGAAGCAAACAGTGAACAACTTGATGAAATGATCGATATACTTGTAGAAGTCTACGAGGATATGGAAGATGGCGATAATGAAATTTGGGAAGATATAGATCAAATCCATGAGGACGTTGGGGGAATGGCAAGTCATATGATGGCGATTGTTAAGCTACAATCTAGAGTGAAGACTTTAGAAAACTCTTTAGATTTTCTAGCAAGACGCCCAACAATGTCTGATGGGAGGTAAAAATCGACCCCATTACTCTGCTCGCCGGACTGAAAACCGGGATAGCCGCCGGAAAATCCGTGGCTTCTTTGAGCAAACAAATAGGACAATTTTTTGATGCAACTGATAGTGCAAAAAAGAAATTACAGAAGAAAGGCGTTAGCGGAAAGAATGTAAACGCTATTGCGATGGAAAGGTTTGCCAAGTTAAGGCAAGCTGCCGAAGCTGAAGAGGAATTAAAAAAATTCATATCTGAATCTTTGGGGCCATCTCATTGGCAAACTCTTTTAAAAATTCGTAGAGAAGTTTTACAAGAAAAGAGAGAAGCGGAAGCCCAAGCTAGAAGGGATCAGATAGCACAGCAAGAGCTTATGATTACAATTGTTGGTATAGTTGTTCTACTTATCTTTACGTTTGTAGGAGCGGCTGCTTACTTACACTATATGGGTTGGATTGATGTAAGGGATTATTTTCCATGATTTATGTATTAATTTTTCTACACTTTATAAACACAGATAACTTGCACTATTACCAAATAGGAACGTATTCGGATAAACAGGAATGCCTCGAACAAGCAGAAAAGGCAAAGATACTGGTAACACACAACTCAATGAAAGTAGCTTGCCTCGAAGTGAACGCCCAACAATAATAGAAAGAGGCAAAAAGTTTGCCGCTTACGATAAAAATGGACGATTAATTATTTTAGGGTATAATAGGCAAATAATACAGGAGTATGCAGATGCCCAAACAAAAATACGACTTAAACGACAACGGAAAAATAGATCCCGAAGAGCGCGAAATAATGCTTGAAGATCGCCGTCGGCTCATGTTGGACCAAGACTCTAAACGCGATGCTCAACGTAAAATGGCGTGGTTTAGTTTGACTGGGATGCTACTGTTCCCGTTTGGCGTAGTATTTACTGAGTGGATGGAGCTTCCGCAAGCTTCAGTAATGCTTTCCAGCATGAGTAATATTTACTATGTTTCTATAGCGGCAATCGTCGCAAGCTATTACGGTTTCACAAATATGGGTGGTAAGGAATGATAGGACAATTATTAGGACCAGTCGCTGGTCTAGCTAGTAGCTGGCTTGATGCCAAGACTACAAAGCAAGCGGCTGAAGCGAAGTTAAAGCTCACAGAAGCCGAGGCCAAAGCAAAGATACTACTGTCAGAAAAGACTAGCGTTGCTGATTGGGAACGCATCATGGCAGAGAACAGTAAGACATCCTGGAAAGACGAATTTTTCGTTATTGTGTTGTCAATTCCGTTAATTTTGGCGTTCATACCAGGTGCCGAGGGCATCGTAGACAGAGGCTTTGAGCAGCTTCATAAGGCACCAGACTGGTATTTTTACAGCTTGGGTATTGCAATTTCAGCCTCTTTCGGTGTGAAAGGGTACAAACAGTTTGTGAGGAGAAAGTAATGAGTTTCAAACTGAGTAGAAGAAGTCTTGATAGACTAGAGGGAATCGACGAAAGGTTACAGGCTGTTGTGAAAATGGCAATAACACTGACCAAAACCGATTTCGGAGTGGTGCAGGGTATGAGAACCCTTGAACAGCAGAAGGAACTTGTAGCCAAGGGCGCATCGAAAACCTTAAAATCTAAACACCTTGAGGGAAAAGCTTTTGATATCATGGCGTTCGTGAACGGACGGGCATCGTGGGAGTTAAACTTGTACGATGATTTGGCTGACGCAATCAAAGAAGCAGCTATACAGGTGGGAGTTCCTATTTGCTGGGGCGCGGCATGGGCTGTTCCTCAAAAGGGTTATCCAATGGATATTCGTAAGTGGGAAGGCACCATGGAAGAAGCCATGAATGCCTACATAGATCTACGTCGATCTCAGGGCAAACGTCCCTTTATTGATGGGCCACATTTTGAACTCATAGATTAGGAGCCGGATATGAAAACCTCATTAAGACCGAAGATCAGACCAACCAAGAGGCCAAAGCTTAGACCATCTGAAGAGGAGATAGCAGACATTGAAGCTGGGCGCACAATCAGACGTGCCAACCGATTGAAAAAACTAATTGAAAAAGAAGCCGAGGGTCTTCTAGATAAAACACCTTTAGTTCCTATCAAAGAGCCAACAGGAGAACCTGTTAGAGAATTCGAACTTGGGGGTGATGTCCGACACAATCCGAATAGAGGTAAAACATATTAATTCATGGACGGTGTTGATTTCGCAAAATATATCTATAAGGTACTACGAGAGCGCGAACAAGATATTGCAAGTGCTCTCGCACATGATGCTGCCAAAGATTGGGAGCAGTACAAACTCATGGTAGGTGAGATACGGGGCCTTACCTACGCCCGTGAGGAAATA